GAGGTACCACAGCCGCAGGTCACGCTGCAGCTGACACGGTTACTAATTTTGTAGATATGTGTTCTGATATTCTAGAAGCTAGTTATAGAACTACTTCTAATGTAGACACTCCTTTATCAAAAATTAATAGATCTCAATATTCAGCTTTTTCAAATAAAACTTCTGAAGGACAGCCTTCTCAATATTGGGTGCAAAGATTTATAGATAGAGTTACAGTTAATTTATATTTAACACCAGGCTCTTCTCAAAATGGAGACTTTATGCATTTTTATTATTTAAAAAGAATTCAAGATGCAGGGGCCTATACTAACGAAGCAGATGTAGTTAATAGATTTGTACCATGTATGTGTGCAGGTTTAGCTTATTACATGGCTCAGAAAAAAGCTCCTCAAAGAGTTCAAGAAATGAAATTATTATATGAAGATGAACTAAACAGAGCATTACAGGAAGATGGATCACCAGCAAGTGTTTACATTTCTCCTAAAACTTATTATCCGGAGATTTAATGGCAAAATTTGCAAAAGGTAAATACGCATTAGCAATTTCAGACCGAAGTGGATTAGCTTTTCCATGGAGACAAATGGTTACTGAGTGGAATGGAGCTTTTGTCCATGTTTCTGAATATGAACCTAAACAACCTCAATTAGAGCCAAAACCTTTTGTTGCAGATCCTCAAGGTTTAGAACAAGCAAGACCTGCACGAACAGAATTTCCAACAGAAGATTTTTTACCTAAGAATCCTTTTACAACTGCCGCCGCTGATGCAACAGTTTCTGTAGCTTTTGAAAATGGTGACATGAGTGTAAATGATATTGTAAGATTTAGAGAAGTTAAATCTCCTGTAGGTGGAGTAGATCCTGATACTTTGCAAGTATCCGGAATGGTTTTGCAAGGAGACATTACCAGCACTGCCACTACAATTACATTAGACTATACTTCTGATATGCCTACAAGTGGATATATTGTTATTGAAAAAGTAAATAGCACTACGGGACAATATGAAAATGAAGTTGTTCAATATACAGGGATTTCAGGAATTAATTTAACAGGATGTATCAGAGGAACAAGTGCTCAATATAGAGGAGTAGCTCCTAAATTAACAACTGCTACTTCCCATAAATCAGGAGCTAAAGTATTTGGAGCATTTAAAATAACAGCTCTTAATACTAGAACACAAAACAATCCTGGCATGCCAGCGACAACAACTATACAAACAGGTTTTAATTTTGAATTAGCCAGTAATGCACCAGCGAGTGCTAAAGGGGGCGGTTTTCAATGTACAATTGGACCGATAAATGATAGGGGTTAATTATGACATACGCAGAATTAGTTGACAAAATTAGAAATTACACAGAAGTCTCTTCAACAGTTTTAACCGACAGTATTATTAATGGTTTTATTGAAGATGCTGAGTGGAGAATTATGAGAGAAGTAGATACAGATAGTGGGCGTAGATATAAAACAGCCCAACTTATTGCAGGGACTCGTTTTATAGATGAGCCTACAGATGCTTTAGTGGTAAGATCTCTACAAGTTGTAGATTCTGATGGTGTAGGAGCTTCAGATAATAGGGATTTTTTACAATACAGAGATACTAGTTTTATGTCTGAATTTAACCCTACCAATGCTCAAGGAGTTCCTAAATACTATAGTTTATGGGATGATAATACCATAGTTGTGGCCCCTACCCCTGATGCCACTTATACTCTTCAATTAAATTATATCTTGAAACCTCCGGGTTTATCTAGTACAAATACTACAACATATTTAAGTTTGAACTTTCCCAACGGACTTTTGTATGCATGCCTTATAGAAGCATTTTCTTTTCTAAAGGGGCCAAATGATCTCTTGCAATTATACGAAGGAAAGTATAAACAGGTGATAGAAGGCTTCTCAATAGAACAAATGGGAAGAAGAAGACGAGACGAATATCAAAGTGGTGTTCCTCGTATAGGAAAATAGGAGAAAATAAAAATGGCTATAACTCAAGCAATTGCAAACAACTTTAAAAAGTTATTGCTCGAAGGTGACGCAAACTTTTCAAACTCAAGTGGTGATAAGTTTAAGTTAGCTCTTTATACTTCTTCAGCTACTCTAAACTCAGCAACAACTTCATACACAACTGGTAACGAAGTTTCTAACACTGGAACTTACGCAGCAGGTGGTGGAGCTCTTGTTAATGCAGGAACTTCTATAACAGCAGGTGTAGCCAGAGTTGATTTTGCAGACCTTTCTTTCACAGGGGTTACTCTGACAGCTAGAGGAGCTTTAATCTACAATACATCATCAACAACTACAAAGTCAGCGGTGTGTGTTTTAGATTTTGGAGGAGATAAAACAGCAACTTCTGGTACGTTCACAGTTCAATTTCCAGCAGCAACTTCAACAGCAGCGATACTAAGAATATCGGGCTAGTAGGGAGGTAACTTCCTATGGCATCGGGAACTTGGAATACTGGCTTTTGGGGACAAAACCAATGGGGTGATAATGCTAACCCTACAGTTATTCCTACAGGAATTGCACTTACATTAACTCAAGGTGATGAAACTTCAGCTGGTGAAATAAATACTGGATGGGGCCGAGACGCCTGGGGCTTAAATGCTTGGGGTGAATACGGTGACGCTATACCAACTGGTATAGCAATGACAGCGACATTAGGAACCGGAGTTGGTTTTACGGATGTTAACGCTACAAATTCTACAAATAATAATCAAACATTAACTTTTGCATTAGGAACGGCCACAGCTACTGGTACAACAACTGCTTATGCTACTGGTATAGCAATGACCGCTGCGCAAGGTGCTGCAGATGCAGGGCCGGACGCAATGTTAACTGGTAATGCAGCTACTATGGCTCTTGGCAGTATATCAGCTTTCAACCAAACAGGTTGGGGTAGACAACATTGGGGTGATAATGGATGGGGAGTTGAAGGAACTTGGGTATCTGTTAGTGTAACTGGTCAAGCTTTAACAGGTGCATTAGGAACTGAAACAGTTAGTGGTGATTCTAATATAACTGCAAATACTTTAAACGTTGCACAATTAACTTTAGGTAATGTAGACCCTGCACCTGATGCAATGATTCAAGGTAATTTTATGATTGCCGCTTTAGGTACTTTAGGTCAAGGAAGTGCCAAAACTGTAACAGGTCAAGCTATGACAATGGCCTTAGCTTCTGTTACTGTAGATTTAAATCAACAAGTTAATGTAACTGGTATTTCTATGAATGCACAATTAGCTAGTGCATCTGGAAAAGCAGATATTGACGTTATTCCTACTGGTTTTGGGTTGACTATAGCCGTAGGAAGTGGTAGTGCTTTAATTTGGAATGAAGTAGATACTGGCTCAGCACCATTAGACCCTCCTGGATGGCAGGATGTAGCTGCATAAATAGATTTGACAGAAATCTTATTTTTTAATAATATGAACACATAAGGAATTAAAAATGGCTAACTCGACATCAGCAAGTCTAAAACTTACAGTTCAAGCAACCGGTGAAAACTCGGGAACTTGGGGACAAATTACAAATACTAACTTATTAATATTAGAACAAGCTATTGGTGGTTATGATGCGTTTAACGTAACAGACTCTAGTAGAGCATTAACTTTTACTAATGGTGCAGTTTCTAATGGAAAAAACGAAGTAATAAAATTAACAGGTACATTAGCTGCAAACGTTAATGTTACTATTCCAGATTCGGTAGAAAAAACATATACAGTTCAAGATGCTTGTGATCATGCAGGTTATACTTTAACTTTTAAAACTACTTCTGGAACAGGAATTCTTTTGTGTGAAGGTCATACATATCAATTATGGTCTGATGGAACTAATGTTTATAAAGCACAAGAAAATAAAGTATGGAGAGCAGTTTCTGCAGCTGAAACAGTTCAAGCAGGCGCTCAACTTTTAGTAAATACAAATGGTGGAGGAGTTACGATTACTCTCCCTGCATCTCCATCGACAGGGGATATGGTTACATTTGTTGATCAAGGTTATGATTTTAATTCAAATGCTTTAGTGGTTGGTAGAAATAGTTCTAACATTGCTAATGCAGCATCTAATTTAACAGTTAATACTCAAGGAGCAGCTTTCACATTAGTTTATTCTGGTGATGCTACTACTGGGTGGACTTACACGGAGAAATAGGAGATAATATATTATGTCAAATTACGAAGCTACAAAATACGATTTTTCTGGTGCAAACCTTACAGGTATCGAAGGAATTCCTACAGGTACGATTGTTCCATGGTCTACGGCATCTGTACCAACAGGTTTCTTAGAGTGTAATGGTCAAGCAGTTTCAAGATCAACTTACTCTGCATTATTTGCAATTGTCTCTACTAATTATGGAGTTGGAGACGGAGCAAGTACTTTTAACGTACCTGATTTACAAGATAACGTAGCAGTTTCTAAATCTAACAATAAAGCAATGTATTCTACTGGTGGAGCAAACACAGTTCAATCAACTGGAAACGTTGGAGGATCTACAGGATCTCATACACTAACTTCGTCCGAAATACCTTCTCACTCTCACCCAGGGGGAGCGTCTCCAGCTCAACAGCAAAACGTAGGTCCGCCGTTTCAAGGTGGAGCGAATGCTGGAACTACTGGAAACACAGGGGGTGGTTCAGGTCACTCTCATAATATGAGTGCAACTTTTACAGGAGATTCAACATCAGTGATACAACCTTACTTAACAGTGATGTATGTAATTAAAACTTAAGGAGAATAAAAATGGCAAATAAAAATGTAAAATGGACAGTAATTTTTGATGATAAGATGATAATTTGTCAGGGGGTTAAACAGTCTAATGGATATCCAACGGCATATAAGATTGACAACGATTCATTTTGGAGTGATGCAAAATGGAATGACATTAATGCTATTCAGTTTATAGACGATAGTAATGATCACAATGATTGTGTGGAAATGGTTCCAGGAACTTTTGGAAGAAATAAAACTTGGGGAGAATCTGCCTTAGGAGATTTTAGATCTCAATTTATAGATAAATGGGATGTTGCACACTTAGCTCAATTACAAGCTGATTGGGATGCAGATG